CCGCGCCCGAGTGCTTGCCGACTTGCTTGGAGAGCTTGACGAACTGGCGCAGGTCTACGCGCGAGAAGCTGACCGAAGACGAGTAGCGGGGCTGGCGTGCGAGGCGGGGTTTGACGCTTTGCGCGCGCAAGACGGGCGCGAGGAGCGGTAGGGATGGATCTGTTTGATCGTGCGACGCAGTTCGAAGAGCAGCAGCGCGAGCTTGCGCTGGCGCAGGTGCTGCGGCGGGTAAGGGCTGCGGGTGAATCGCTGACCCACTGCATCGATTGCGGCGTGGACATTGCCGAGGCCAGACGGCAGGCCGTGCCGGGTTGCCAGCGCTGTGTGGATTGTCAGGCGATTTTTGAACGCAGGAAATCGGGCAAGTTTTGAAGGGATGAGGCCATGAATTTTGAAAACATGCAGTTTGGGTTTGAGACGGTGATCACACTGGTCGTGAGCGTCATCGGCATTTACGCCTGGATTATCGGCAGGCAGTCGGCCAGTGCGCAGGAGTTGCTGGAATTAAGGACGCGGGTGGTCAAGATAGAGGCTGAACTCAAACACGTCCCCAAGCGGGAGGATTTTCATGCGCTGGCGCTGCGGGTCGAGCGCATGGATGTGGCGCTGGAGACGATTGGCAGCCGCCTGGATGCCTTGAATAAAACGGTGCTGCGCATGGACGATTGGCTGCGCACCAAGGCGGGCAAGTGAGCGGAGACATCAAGATGGTGGATTACGTCGAATACGTCAATGAGGACCTGCGCCGCCTGATGCTGCGGCTGTTGTCAGAACTGCCGGGCTATACGGCCAATTCCAGCACGCTGCATTCGGCGATCAAGGGCTGGGGGTTTGCGCTGACCCGAGCCGAGGTGATCCGGCAATTGCACTGGCTGCACGAGCGGGCGCTCGTAGAAATCGAGCCGATCAACGCGGACGTGCTGCTGGTGCGCTTGCTCGCGCGCGGGCAGGACGTGGCGGCGGGGCTTATCCAGCAGCCGGGCGTCAAACCTGCGCGTGCGCCCGGGGTATAGCGATGGGCAGAAAGTCCAAGGTCAGCAAGCTGCCGGTTGAGGTCAAGACGTATATCCAGAAGCTCTTGCGCGAAGACCGTCTGACGCTGGCCGAGATGCAGGCGCAGTTGTCCGTGCGGTTTCCCGAACACCACGAGAAGGGGGAACTGCCCAGCCGTGCGGGGCTTGGGCGGTATCACCGGCTGTATGAGGAGGTCTCGCAAAGCCAGCAGAACATCCAGATGGCGGCGCAGATGCTGGTGGCAGAGCTTGGTGAGGACTTTGATGACAAGTCCGGGGCGTTGCTGAGCCAGGCGGTGACGACGCTGGCGATCAAGGCGGTGGACAACGCGCTGGGGCAGGAGAACACTGACATCAAGGATATACAGGCTTTGGCGCGGGCGGCGAAGAACGTGCAGGACGTGCGCAGCCTGAACCTGCGCGAGCGCCAGATGGTTGCCAGCCAGGCCAGAGAGGCGCAGCTGCGCGAACAGAGCGAGCGGCTCGATGCGGCGGTCAAGGCAGCGGGTCTGGATGACCGGATGATAGACATGTTGCGCCACGACGTGCTGGGGGTCAAAAAATGAAGCCGCAGGGTGACACGTTGCGGGTGTTGCCGTGGGAAGACCTGCCCGCGGCAGCGCGCGAGGTCAACGCGCAGTCTGGCTCGCTTGAAGGCGGCGTATTGATGGGGCATCAGGCCGAGTGGTTGAGACTGCGCGCGCAAATCAAGCTGGTCGAGAAGGGACGCAGAACCGGGATTACGTTTGCCGAGGCGCTCGATTCTTCCATCACGGCGGCCAGCCGCAAGTCGGCGGGCGGCATGGACGTGTTTTACATCGGCGACACCAAAGAGAAGGGTCTTGAGTTCATCGGCTACTGCGCACGATTTTCTCGCACGATTGCGCAGGCGCAGGCCGACAGTCATTCCGGGATTGAAGAGTTTTTGTTTGACGATCAGGACGCGAGCGGCAACACGAGACAAATCACGGCGTGGCGGATTCGCTATGCGTCGGGGTTCAAGATCGTGGCGTTATCGAGCAACCCGGCCAACATCCGGGGCTTGCAGGGCAAGGTGATTATTGACGAGGCGGCGTTTCACAAGGACGTAGGCAAGGTGCTCGATGCGGCGACCGCGCTTCTGATCTGGGGCGGTCGGATTGTCATCATCAGCACGCACAACGGCAAATCGAATCCGTTTAACCAGATGGCGAACGACATCCGGGAAGGCAGGTATGGGGATGATGCGAAGGTGATGCGCATCACGTTTGATGATGCGGTTGCCAACGGTTTGTACGAGCGGGTTTGCCTGATGCAGGGGACTGATCCCACGCCAGAGGGCAAGGCGGCATGGTACGGGAAGATTCGTGCTGCCTACGGTCCGCGCGTGGCGCAGATGCGAGAAGAGCTCGATGCGATCCCGAGGGATGGTACGGGGGTGTGCGTGCCTGGGGTGTGGGTGGAAGAGGCGATGCAGCGCGATGGGGAAATCCGCCCCGTGCTGCGGTTGCTGTTGTCTGACGATTTCGTGCAGCAGCCGGTCGCCCGCCGCGAGGGGTATGTGGACGAATGGATGCGGTTGCACGTCGCGCCCGCGCTGGAAAAACTGGATAAATCGCAGCGCCACTATCTGGGCATGGACTACGCGCGGCATCGGGATTTTTCGGTGATCTGTCCCGTGGCGGTCACAGCGAGCCGCGCGCGCGAAGTGCCGTTTGTGGTGGAGATGCAGCGCGTGCCTGCGCGCCAACAGCAGCAGGTACTGAACGCCATCATCCGGGCGCTGCCCAAGTTTGGCGGTGCGGCACTGGATGCGTCGGGCAATGGAGAAACCTTGGCCGAGGACACGGCGGACATCTTCGGGCGCAGCCGCATTCACCAGGTCAAGTTATCGCGCGCGTGGTATGGGGTGTGGATGCCAAAGCTCGTGCAATTGTTTGAGGACGGGCAGATCACAATCCCGCGCGACGACAACTTGGCGCAGGACATCCGCGCCATTGAGCTGGTTGATGGGATTCCGATGGTAGCCAAGGCCAGGCGGCAGGACATGAAGGAGCCAGAGTTATTCCGCCACGGCGACTTTGCGGGCGCGGCGGTGTTGGCGAATTATGCGGTGCTGGCGGTCTCGGGGGATATGCCCAAGGTCATGAGTCGCCCGATGCGCGGGCGTGTCGGGTTGTTGCGGGGGTACGCATGAAGGCGTTTTTGCAGAATCTGTTCAAGGGCAGACAATCGGACAAAACCACCGATGACGCACAGCCCCTGCACGTTGCTTCGCGCCCTCGTGCAGGCGCGGGCAGCTTATCGGGTGTTCTGCCCAATCCCGACCCGATTCTGAAAGCGGCGGGCAAGGACGTATCGAGCTATCGGGAGCTGCTCGCGCAGCCGAGAATTGGCGGCAATGTGCGGCGCAGAAAGGCGGCGGTATTGGGTTTGCAGCGCGCATTGGAACAGGGCGAAGCCAGCGACCAAGTGTTTACGTTCATCAACGACTGGCTCAACGACATCGACCTTGACCGGCTGCTGCGCGGGTTGCTCGATGCGCCGCTGTACGGCTATCAGCCTGTGGAAATTCTGTGGCAGCCGGTCGGTCGATTCTGGATCCCGAAGGACGTTTGTCCGAAGCCCCCGGAGTGGTTCCGGTTTGATGTGGACAGCAACCTGCGCTTCATGGCCAAGGACGCCGGCCAGCAAGGGGAACTGTGCAATCCCTTCCAGTTCGTGGTCGCAAGCCACGATGCGACGTGGTTTAACCCGTATGGGCAGCCGGACTTGGCGATGTGTTATTGGCCGGGGAACTTCCTGAAATCCGGCCTGAAATTCTGGGTGCAGTTCATCGAGAAGTACGGCACGCCCTGGGTGGTCGGCAAAGTGCCGCGCGGGACAGATCCGCGTGAAATCGAGGCGATGCTCAATGCGCTGGAGCAGGTGCGCCAGGACGGAGTGATGGCAAGCAATGACGACGATCAGATCGAGATTGTCGAGGCGGGCGGAAAGTCATCGAGCAGCCAGGCGTTTCGGGAGTTCCTGGAATACTGCCGCAGCGACATCAACGTGGCGCTCTTGGGGCAGGATCAGACGACCGACAAAGACACGAACCACGCGAGCGCGACGGCGGGCGCTGACGTGGCCGCAAGCATCCGCGACGGGGACAAAGGCGTGGTGCTCTCTGCCATGAATCGGATCATCCGGCTGGTGGTCGAGGCAAACTTTGGGGAGGTCGAAGCGCCCACGTACACCCTGTGGGAGCAGGAGACGATCGACAAGACGCTGGCCGAGCGCGACCAGATACTGGCGGCGACGGGCTTGCGCTTTACGCCCAGGCACTTTGAGGACGAGTACGGCATTCCGGCGGAACACATCGACACGACGCCGCTGCCCTCGAACACACCTTACAGCGCGCAGCCGCTGGCGTTTGCGGAAGGTTCCGCGCCAATCGTGCTGCCCGCGCCCGCCGCCCGCCCGGATGTGGACAATGCATTGCTTGACGCCGCCACGCGCACATTGAAGGTTCAGTCCGAGCCTTTGATCGAGGGGTGGGTTGCGCAGGTGCAGAAACTGGTTGAAGACACGCCCGGCGACCTTGACGCCTTGCAGCAGCGGCTGCTCGATGCCTACGGCAATCTGGACGAACGCGACCTGGTCGAAGTCATGGGCAAAGCGTTTGATGTTGCCTCTTTGGCCGGGCGTCTGGCGGTGAAATCGAAGGTGGAGCAAACGGGATGAATGCGATCAAAGGCACCTTCAAGACGCCGCATGCGGGGCAAAGCCGATTCATGCGCGAGAAGGTCAACGTTCCGACAGCGCACTATGACGACATCAAAGGAGAGGAGCACGACGTGGCCTTTGTGGTGGCGGGCGCCATGAAGGCCGATTTGTTGGCGGACTTTCACGCGGCGGTCAACCGCGCGGCTTCTGATGGTAAAAGCCGCCAGTGGTTTCGCCAGCAGTTTGAGGGCATTGCGAACAGGAACGGCTGGACGGGGTTTACGGCATCCTCTTACACACATTTAAAGTTTGATACCCGCCAGATGCAATCCTTGGATGAAGCTTGATAGAGTTTGCATCCCTCGCCAAAGCGTTTT